TGACGCAGCAGGGCGCATTGCTACTGGCGAAGTGTGGCTAACTTCAGGTGTTGATTACAAATTTCTTGTAAAAACATCTGCTAATGTTCAACTAGGTTCATACGACAACATCCCAGGCATTAACGACTTTACTTCTATTTATGCCGATCTTTCAAATACAACCAACGTAGCTTTAGGCGACGCTTTAATTGGCTTTAAACAATCAAATGCTAGCGGTGTGTTGTCTAACGCTGTTGGTCGTACTGTCCACCAAAAGTTGCAAGAAATTGTAAGCGTTAAGGATTTTGGCGCAACAGGTGACGGTACAACGGATGACACGGCTGCAATTCAATCGGCGTTAAACGCAGGTCAAAACGGTGCTGTTTATTTTCCGACAGGTACATATAAAGTTTCGTCTGCTTTAACTGTAAACCCCTCGACCCATGTATTTGGTAGCGGGTTTGATGCAATCATTAAGACAAATAGCGCAACGGCTAATATTTTTAATGTAAGCGGTCAATACGTCTATATTTCAGACATAGCTTTTAATTCGTCAGTCACAAGAACTGGCGGGTATTACGTTGATATTCTGTCTGGTTCTAGTCGGTTCAGAATTGAACAGTTTTGGATGTATAACGCACACTCTGGGATTTGCGTAAGAAATACATCAGCAACCGTCACAATTGCTAGAGGCGAGATTCTTAATAACGTCGCGGTAACTGGCGTTGGAATTAAACTTGAAGGCGGTCTTGATATTTCAATTAGAGATATATTGATAGATCAAGCGGCACAAATATATTCCGGAATTTATATTACTAACGCTGGTGATGTAACCATTGAAGATTGTCAGCTAATTACTTGTGGTCAAGCATTATATATAGAAGCAGACAATACTGTAATTAGTTCTGTTTGGGCTAACAACACATTTTTTGACAACAGTACAAGAGGTCTTTATGTCTTAGCCAACAACGGCGGCACGGTTGCCCGTTGTTTGTTTGACCAATGTTGGTTTAGTAGCTCTGCAACTCAAGGTGTTTTATTAAATACCGAAACTAGCGGTTTAGTTGACGGAATAGATTTTAACGGTTGCCATGTGTTTTTAAACACCACAAATGGTTTCCAAATCGAAAACAACAGTAAAAATATTCAAATTCACGGTTGCGCTATTGCAGCAAATGCACTCAATGGCGTAGCAATTGCTGCTAACGTCAATTTTATTTCTGTACAAGATTGCCATATTGGCGCGGGTTATGGATTAGCGGCAAATTTTAACGGGATATTAGTTAGTGCTGGAACAGGCGATTATTTGCGTATTTGCAATAATGATTTAAATAACAATAATAACGAAGGAATGATTTATGCGGCAACAGGATTTAATAGTGTTGTCAGCGGGAACTTAAATTATTCAGGTTGGATTTCATATACGCCTACTGTGACATCTTCTGCGGGAACAATTACAACACTTGGCACAGTTGTTGCAAAATACCAAAAAGAAAACAAAACCGTAAATATTAGTTTAGATATACCCATTACTACAAATGGTACTGGGTCAGGTGTCATCAGGGTATCATTTCCATTTACCGCTGCGTCTGCTGCTGCCTTTGCAGGTCGAGAAAATGCTATTACTGGTCAGGCATTAAGCGCAAGTATTGGTGCTGCAACAACTCTTATTACAGTGTCAACTTACACCGGTGCATATCCTGGCGCAGATGGCTACAGGCTTTTTGTGTCTGGCACGGTTCATGTGGTTTAAGGAAAATAATGATTACACCATCGTTTAGCCTGACTGCGACAGAACGGGTATTGCCACGCATGGCGTTGGACTTTACAACTGCTAGTTTGGATAGTCGAGTGACTTTTACTCGCACTGGGAACACCGCAACCGTTGTTAACTCAAGCGGCCTAGTTGCACCAATCAATGCTAATTTGCCACGGTTTGATTTTGACCCAATTACGTTGGCGTGCAAAGGGTTGTTAATTGAAGAATCACGAACAAATTTGCTAACGTATTCTGATGATTTTAGAAATACATTAGACGCAGGGTCATCAAGACCTTGGAGCTACAGCGGTGTTACGTTAACTGTTAACGCAACAACAAGTCCAGATGGTACAGCTAACGCTGATAGATTAGTTGAAACAGCTACTACAGGCGAACACAAAGTTTTTCGTGGTCTTGCTGCCACTATTGCAACTACCTACACTTGGTCAGTATTTGCTAAAAAAGGCGAGCGTAATTGGATTTATCTCGACACAGCTGATGGCGTAGACATCTACACATTCTTTGATCTTAATAGTGGAGTTGTTGGTAATGTAGGCGCAGGTGTAACAGCAAGAATTGAAAATTACGGAAACGGTTGGTATCGTTGTATTGCAACCAAAACCGCAACAACCGCTGCTATATTTTTTCAGTTTGGATTGTCAACAGCTAACGGCGTGTTTTCGTATTCTGGTGATATTACTAAAGGCGCATTTTTTTACGGCTCACAATTAGAAGTAGGTTCATTTGCTACGAGTTACATTCCTACAGTTGCATCAACAGTTATCCGAAACGTTGATGTAGCCTCAATGACGAGCACTAATTTTAGTAGCTGGTACACAGCGACTACAGGGGCGGCGGTTGTTTGGGCAATACCTCAAACTGCAACAGGCACAAGACCGTTAATTCAATTCGACGATACAACAGCAAACGAAATTATTTCTTTGCGTGGAAACGTAGCTGATCCAGAAATGTCTATTGTTGATGGCGGTGTCGCACAAGCGCAAATTGATACAGGCACGATTGTTGCAAATACGGCGTACAAATTATCTGGCGCATGGAACACAAACAATTGTGCTGCTGCAAAAGATGGCGGTACAGTTGGTACTGACAATACCGCAACAATCCCAACGCCAACGCAATTAAGAATTGGCTCGGACGGTACAAATTATGCCTCTGCATGGGTACAAAAAATACTGTATTACCCGCAGCGACTTATTAACGCTGAAGTCCAAGCAATTTCTAAATAATATTGCTATGCAGAACACTAAGTAATACAATTATCGTACTGGTGCGAACCATCAGGACTCTTCGGAGTAAACCATGTCAGAAGAAGTAAGTTCAGCGGAAGTACCCGCGCCGGAACTGGAAGCTACGGTAGCCCCAGTATCTGAAGTACAAACGCCGGAAGAAGCGCCCAAGACTTTCTCGCAAGAGGAACTTGATGCCGCCATTGGTAAACGACTTGCAAGAGAGCAACGAAAGTGGGAAAGAGAGCAGTCACAACGTAGTCAGCCTTCGGCTGCGCCTGTTGTTCCTCCCTCTGCCGATCAATTTGGAAGCGTTGAAGAGTATGCCGATGCACTGGCCACTCAGAAAGCCCAAGAATTAATCGCTAGGCAACGGGAACAACAAGAGCAATCGACAATTATCAAGGCTTACCACGATAAGGAAGAGGAAGTTCGCAGCAAGTATGATGACTTTGAACAAGTCGCTTACAACCCAAACCTACCAATTACTACTGTGATGGCTCAGACGATCCAAGCCTCCGATATTGGCCCCGAAGTGGCATACCACTTAGGTTCCAACCCAAAGGAAGCCGAACGTATTTCACGATTGACGCCTATCATGCAAGCCAAAGAGATCGGTAAACTTGAAGCCAAATTGATGGCTGATCCACCGGTCAAACGCACTACTAACGCGCCAGCACCTATTTCACCTGTTTCAGGCAAAGGCTCAAGCAGTCCGACGTATGACACAACCGACCCACGCTCTGTGAAGTCGATGACTACGTCAGAATGGATTGAAGCCGAACGTCAGCGCCAAGTGAAAAAGTGGGAAGCCAAAAACCGCTAACTTATTTTAGGAATTATCATGGCAAACTCGATTCTTACAATCGACATGATTACCCGTAAATCTCTCGAAATCCTTGAGAACAATCTGGTACTCAGTCGTAACGTCAACCGTCAGTATGACGACTCTTTCGCTATCGAAGGCGCAAAGATTGGTTCAACCCTCCGTATCCGTTTACCTGACCGCGCTTTGGTCACCGACGGCGCAGCCCTGCAAGTTCAGGACGACAATGAGCAATTCACAACTTTGACTGTTTCAAGCCAAAAGCATATCGGTGTTAACTTCACCTCTGCTGAATTGACCATGCAGTTAGATGACTTCGCAGAACGTGTTCTCAAGCCTCGCGTAAGCCAGTTGGCTTCTAGCGTTGATGCAGACGTTGCTTCTGTGTTCAAGAACATCTATAACTCAGTCGGCACCCCAGGCACCGTTCCCGCCACGTCTTTGGTTCTGCTCCAAGCTAACCAAAAACTTAACGAGTTTGCAACGCCTATGGATCAGCGTTACGCAACGGTTAACCCCGCTGCCAATGCCGGTTTGGTTG